AAACTGGCGCTCGTGCTCTGCCGTGAATTTTTTCTGTCGAGGCTTGGACAAGCCAAGCTTCTTCAGAGTGTCAGTATCAAGATCTTCTATTCTCATATTTTTCTCCTAACGGTTATATTCAAGTTCTGCCATTGCTTCTTCGTATGCCTCGACCTCGGCTACTATCTCACCAACTTCTTCGCTGGTGATGCCGTAGTATTTGGCAACGTGGCGATATGTATCCTCGAAAAACCAGATGTCTTTTACGGATGAGAAATGCTCAATCATGTCTAGAACGATGTAGTGATGTTGGCTTGGCTTTTTCATTTTTATCTCCGACTTTGTTTAGGAATTTCGGCCCAGTGCCGTGTTTCCATATACGTTATTCTACGCCTATTATGATAAAACTCAATACATAAAGGCACTTTTTTTAACAAAATAGGCAAAAAAGTATGAAAATATATCGAGTCCAAGTCGAAACATTGCCGACGGCCTATTTTGGCACGTTGCGAGAGGCCCAGGCATACACGGACAAACACCAACATCTCGGCTGGATAGTATCTGAGCTGCGTATGCCAAAGACCAAGCCAGCCGTTTTGAAATGGCTTGCCAAACATTTTAGTTAAATTGTTTGACACAAAAGTGTTTTTCATGCTCTAATGCATACATGGACACACGGAATCGCCGAAAGTCCTGACACATTAGGAGAAAAAAATGAAAACAGAAAACACAATTGAAATGTTAGTCGACAAGCTTGGCGCAATGAAAAAGATTGTTGATGACTACAAGCGCGAAATGAAAGTTCTTGAGGATGAGATCAAGAATTACTGCAACGCGAACGACGTCAACAAGATCTACGGCTCAGTCTTTAACGCAACGTATGTCGAGGCCAATCGCAAAAACGTTGACTGGAAAACTTTGCTTGACGACATGGGCGTTGATGCCAACACACGCGAGCAGTACACAACAACGTCAGCGATCTTCTCGCTCAAGATCGGTGTTTAAAGTAATCATCAACGGATATGTGGTCGGCGAATATGCTGACCATGAATCCGCCAAAGCGCACTATGACGAACTGTGCTATGAGAATCTTCATGGTGACAATTGGAAAATAAACTCAGTAAAAATCGAAGGAGAAAAAATTGCCGGATCAAAGACTAAAAATAAATCAAATGCGCGAGGCCGTGGCTCAGTATACCGGGGAGCGACATTGCGCCTATTGCAGCAAATACAGGCCGCTCGAGGGCGGCAGGTTTAAATCTAATAATTCACGCTGGATGTGCAAAGCTTGCATCGACTTTAGAAAAGGAGATAAACGTGGTCGTAATTAAAGTTAACTTACTATTTCTAGCAATGGCGTCTGACAGGGATCACGAGATCCCAGAGATACTCAAGGTCGACGGCAAGATGTGTTACATCTTCCGGGACGATCCAAAGCTTCCTGACGTTCTTGAGTACGCCGGATACTTTGCCGAGTTGGAGACTGCCGCGGTCGAGACGTATGAGTACGAGATGCACAAAGAGGCCAAGATATTTTGCGATATCGTTGAGCCAATCATGGTTGAAAAATGGGATAACTGGAATGCTTAAATTATTTGAGAGATTCATAGATCTGATGTACTTCGCCATTGGCGGATTGGTCGTTATCATGTTGTCATACCTAGTTGCGCTAGAATGGGACGAGAGGCGACTAAATGAAAATAAAAAAGTTTGTCAGCACGAAACCAGACTCCACGATGCTTGTAACACTCGTGTCGGTGAGTACAAGCGACCGAGACACGACTGTGCTTGATCATCACTTGCCTGGAGCTGGTCTATATGTGATCGAACAGGATGACATCACATCAATCGCTGAGTCTTGCGAGGATTTTTTTCCTGAGTTCGATCTCAGCGTGACAGCTCAACGCGATGCAGCGTTTTCTGAGTATTCAGAAATGTTGATTGATAGCGAGTCTTACGCACCATTACCGAAAAGACTTTGCTAAAATAAAACTTGGCGAACGGATTTCCCGACCGCCGTTTAACTTGGAGGCCATATGGCTATAAAACTAAATAGTACGTCCGCTATTGCGGCAACAGGCGTCAAGATACTTGTCTATGGGCAAGCTGGCGCTGGTAAGACAACGCTCATCACGACGCTACCGAATCCGATCATCCTATCGGCCGAGGGCGGCTAGCTGAGTATTCGTGACGCCGATCTACCGTTTATTGAGATCGGAAACATGAATGAGTTGAAAGAAGCGTATTCGTGGTTAATGGAAAACGCTAAAGACTTCTCGTCAGTTGCAATTGATTCGATCTCAGAGATTGCTGAAGTTGTGCTGAACGCTGAAAAGAAGGCAGCAAAAGATCCGCGTCAGGCATACGGCGCCATGCAAGAACAGATGACGGACTTGATCCGCGCGTTCCGCGATCTGCCGATGCACGTTCTGATGACGGCGAAGCTGGAGAAGATGCAGGACGAGATGGGCCGGATCTTGTATGCGCCATCAATGCCAGGTAACAAAACTGGTCAGCAACTACCGTATTTCTTTGATGAAGTGCTCGCGTTGCGGATTGAGAAGGACTCGGATGGTAACGCATGGCGTGGCCTGAAATGCCATGCAGATGCATCGTGGCAAGCCAAAGATCGATCTGGCAAGTTGGAAGAATGGGAAGAGCCAGACTTATCGAAACTCATAACGAAGATCGGAGGCTGATATGGTATTGCCAAAGACTTTGAAGGGATTGAGTAGCGCATGGATTGAGGCAAAGGCAATTGAACGCGAAGCTGTTGAGAAGCGGCGAGAGATCGAAGATCGAATCAAAGTCATGATGGAGATCGACGATATGCATGACTCGACCACGACAAAACAGATCGAGGACATCAAGATCAAAGTCACGACGCGCGTCAATCGCAAAGTTAGTTCTGACAAGTTGCAAGACATCGCGGCTGAGTCTGGACTATCTGATCACTTGCCAACTCTTTTTCGGTGGAAGCCGGAAATCAACATGTCAGTCTGGAAAAAGACTGATAGCACCATTACAGATAAATTGCTAGAGGCCATAACAACGGTACCAAGCAGACCATCTTTTCAAATCGTAAACGAAGATCAAGGAGAATAAAATGGATTTAGAATTTGATAATCACGACTTAGTAATTGATGATGAGCCACGAGAGTACACGCCAGTGCCTGACGGCTGGTATGACGCTCGGATCATGGGCGCTGAACTCAAGACGACCAAGGCTGGGAATGGGCGTTACATTTCTGTAAGATATGACATTACCGGAAATGAATACGCTGGGCGTGTAGTGTTCGGAAACGTAACCATCAACAATCCTAACGCGGCGGCTGAGGCAATAGGTCGCAAACAGTTGAGCCAGATTGCGCTTGCTGGCGGTATGTCTTCGTTGCCAAAAGATACTGACGAGTTGGTCGGCATGGACTTGAAAGTCAAAGTCACTGTTCGCCCGGCGACTGAGCAGTACGCGGCATCGAACGACGTGCGCGATTGGAAGCCGCAATCTGGTGGTGCTCAACCTCCGGCTGCTAAACCTAAAGAGGCGAATCCAAACGCACCTTGGGCAAAATAAACTGGGGGCTTCGGCCCCCTTTTCTTAAGGAGTCACATGAGCAAAATAGTTGAACTGATTGACGAGCATCATCGCAAGAACACAGACACACAGCGTGGACACATGGGCGGATCTATACTCGGTCACAAGTGCGAGCGCTATCTCTGGTATATGTTCCGCTGGACATTCCAAGAGCATTTCTCTGGGCGTATGAGGCGCTTGTTCCGTCGAGGGCAACTAGAAGAGAGAGTAATCGTTGCTGACTTGCGAGCGATAGGAATCGACATTCGCGAAGTCGGAAATAACCAATCCAAAGTAGATTTCGGAACGCACATTAGTGGCAGTGTTGACGGCATCATTGTTGGCGGAGTCCCTGGGCATACCGACGAAAAGTTTATTGCTGAGTTTAAGACGCACAACAAAAGATCGTTTGACTCAGTTGCGCGAAAGGGCGTCAAAGAAACAAAACCAATGCACTACGCGCAGATGCAGATTTACATGAAGGGCAAAGACATACCAAAGGCGCTGTATGTCGCCGTCTGTAAAGATAATGACGAGATGTACACAGAGATCGTTGAGTTCGATGAAGAGTACGCCGACAGATTGCTACGCAAGGGAGAGTTCATCACACTGTCTGACGAAGCGCCACCAAGGTTATCAAAAGATCCGACGTGGTTTATGTGCAAGACCTGTCCAGCAAAGCATATCTGTCACGAGAATCAGCCGACAAAGCAGGTCAACTGTCGGACGTGCGCACATTCATCTCCGCAGCCGGATGGGACTTGGGACTGCACTAGGTTTGACGCTGAAGAGATCCCAGAGGATTTCCAGCGCAAGGGATGCGACTCACACGTCTTACATCCTGACGTCGTGCCTTGGCCTCGGATAGAAAGCGATACGCCAACTGAGGCCGT